TCGCCGGGGTCAGTGTCCCATGCGCTGTCTAGCCAAGGGACCGTCGTAACAACCTTCGACAACGCTTCGAAGTTGTCGAACGCGCCCGGAGCCGTCATGCGCCAGCATGAAGCCATCTGTGCGTTGTCGTCTGCGACCCAGGTATCGGTTGACGGATCCCACGCTGCGTTGATGGTCCGAACGTAACCGGCAGGTCCAAGGAGAGAGCCGTCGCCTCTATAAGTGCGAATGATCTTCCCGCCAACGCTTGCCATGTTTGACTGCGTCTCAGCCTTCATGCCGCGTCCTGCGGCGTCGGCGTCTGGGCCATATCCCATGACCAAAGAAGGGGTGGCCCAGATCGGATGCGCGAAGATCGCGAATCCGGTAGGCATCACAGTAAGGACGGGCTTCGGTGTTGCTGTCGTGTCAGTCCAGAACGTGGTCAGCCAGTTAGCCGGTGTCGCGGTCAAATTAGAGGTGGAGGTAGCTTCGGGTGTCATCACCGTGTAGCTGGCCGGATCACCGACCGCGTCAGGTATCCAAAGACCCGCCACTTCAGTCCCACCATTCCACCGAGCGTTCATTGTGATGGCGATCCCGTTGACAGCGGTGCCAGTTCCAATCGCCAAGGAGGCTTTATATGTGCGCGAGATGCGGAGAGGCACCGCGTTGATCGTTTCCTCTAGCAGAAGCACATAAGGAACGACGGTCGCTTCCGTGAGATCGAGGCGCGCTTCCGACCCCAGCGGCACGTCTGCGTGGATGAGCTTCACTGTCTCGCGGAACGTGTTCGTGCCGGTGAAGACGTTGTTTGCCGCAAGGAGTGCAGCACTGAGAGACACACCGTTTGCAATCGCAAGGATCGCGGCAAGCACGTCGTTGAGGTTGCGCTCCCGAATCGAGTTTGGGACGCCAGCAATGATGTAGACAAGCTGTGAGCGCGTCACCGAGATGTCTGCGTTCAGCACTGCGACTTGACCGAAGATGAGCCGCACGTCAGCGACGAGGATCTGGTCGCCGCGAAATCCGGGGCGCACCGCAAGGCCAACCGCTGCTTCTGCACCTTGCACGACGTTCAGCTTGAAGCTCTCGTCTTGCAGGTAGAGCACGGTGTCGCCTCTGCCGTCGATGCGTGCGTCAGATGGTGCGCGCACGAACTCAGCGAAGATGGACAGCCACTTTTCGTTCGGCGCACCGGCAACGGTGGTCGTCACGCCGTTCTCGTCCACAGCTACATTTACCGTCTGGGGGCTGCTCCAGTGGATCGGTTCCTGCGTCTGCTGGTAGATGATCGCAGGCCCACTCAGCACCACGGTCAGGTTCGGGATCGCTGCCTGCGCCCCTACTGCACCGAGCGCGACACCCGTGTACTGGAAGCCCTGCAAGAAGACCTTGATCGCGTCCTCTACGTCACCGAAAGCGGCATCCATCTCTTGCTCGGAAACACGCTGCCGGAAGTAGAAGTCTCGTCGTCGCATAGGTGGCCTCCTGTGGAATCGTACTCAATGCAGGGTGAAGTTTCCAGCGCTTAGGCCCAATGACCCAAGGTTTGACAGCCCGAGTTCAACGTGGTCGATGAACACGTTGCCCGAGTCAATGCCGACCACAGGCACACCGAGGCCTCTGGTATCAAAGTCTGGCGCGTTCGGCTGGATGATGCGGAGCAGGTGCGTGTGTGCTGGCTTCATGTAGTTGGCGAGGAAGACGATGCCTTCTGCCTGCGCACGGGTCAGGTTGACGCCTGAGATCACTTCAAACGAATACAGTCCCGCCTGGTCTGGGCCGAGGATCGCAGGAGGCCACCCGTCGCCGTACAGGTCGGAGTTCAACTCGTCTCCGATCAACGACGTGCGCGTGTTGCTGATCTGTTGTGCGACGATCACGCCGTTCAACTCCACGGTGAGTTGGTCCGCGAAGTACATCGGAACTTCCTCAAACAGCACGCCGATCGCAGGCGTGGCGGCGTCCACGAACACGATCACACGGTCGGTGCTCTCGCCAGCAAGTTCCCAGCCCTCACCGTTGAACGTGTTGATCGCCACGTCGATACCAAGGAAGAACAAGATGACCGCGATGATGCCTTGCCCGGTGCCCTTCAGCTTGTAGATGGCAACGAGCAGATCGAGTAGCTGGCGCTTCTGACTAGCCGTCAAGTCGAAGCGCCCGAACGGATCGCCGAGCGAAGCGAGCGCAGCATCGAGCATGTCCTCTGGGATGAGTTCCGAGTCGAGTATGCCCACCCAGCGGTCAGCGTCGTACAGCAAGAGGTTCGTGACCTCTTGGATCACGGCAACAAAGCGGCGCAGGTCGCCTGTCGCGTCCTCGCTGAAGTTCATCACAGGCAGCATCTCAGAGAGGTAGAAGCGCCGCGTCGGCGGGTACGGCGGCGTGAACGCATCGAAGTCGAGTGCGTTGGCAGGAGCCGTGACAAAGACGTTCTCGTCGGTGTCGAACACGCCGAGGACGGTTAGGTTGTAGCCGCTGCCAAACGTAAGCGGGATGTCCGTAGTGATGTCCACAGAGCGCGAGTTCACGGTGTCTACGCGCACTGGCACAACAGCGGCACCGGGGATGGTCGTCGCGATGAAGAAGTAGTTTGCGGGGTTGAGCGCATCTCCAGCGCCGAACGGATCGACTTGCAACACGTCGTCCGTGAACGTGAGCCGGATCCTGTTGATGTCTTGCGAAATGATCGACGCGATGCCGGGTGCAGTAGTGTCGTCAACTCTGAACGAATACGTCTCATCGAACGCCGGAGTTCCGATGATCACACGAACGACGATTACAGCATCCGAGTCCCACATGATCGCGGGCGTGACGGTGACGTGCCGCGTTGCTGCATCAACAAGCAAGAAGCTTCCACCGAAGCCCGGTTGGAATCCTGCGCCTGGTCCATCGTAGGCAAGCACGCCATTCACTTCGATCTGGAACTGAGCCGGTGCTGGCGCTACACCGGCAGTGTCAGTGATCTCAAACTCGATAGATGCAGTCGTCTCAACACTTAGCTCACCGTCTTCGGGAACTGCGTTGACGAGGAACACGCCGCCTGTCGCATCGACGCCAAAGTGCGGACCAGCAACGTACTGAAACGAGTCACCAGGCGTCGGCGCGTTGCGCGGCGGCTCTGTCGTGATTTCGATGGAAGACGTCGATCCGAACGTGTTGCTGACGATAGCGAGTCGCCCGCCTTGGTCTTGCGGAAATGCGCCCGCAAGCGTTCCCCCAACGACAAGAAGCACCTCTGCCATCGTCGCAGCCGCAATGTCGCTGAAGTCAGCAACATTGAAGACGATCGGCTGCGGAGCACCGCCGTCCACGATGACGGTCAGTACGCCGAGGTCAGTGATGTTGAACGGCTCGCTCAACAACGACAGCGCGACGCCCTGCGTGGCGTCTAGGTGATCCTCGCGGACGATGTCAACTTGGACCGATGGTAGCCTGACGATGCTCATCCTGTGCGCTCCAGTTGCACGCCGATGATGTGGATGCCTGGCGCTGCGCTCACCATCGGCACTGCGATAGTGAAGCAGTCAACATTGAGGTCTGAGAGCACGATCGATCGCGTGTACCGCGCCACGCCGTCGAGGCGAACCGTCAACGTGTACCGCTCTGAGCCGATCCAGTCATTCGGCGTCCGCACTCGTACTCGGCAGCGGACAAAGTAACTTTCAGCACTCTTGGTGAACGCCTGCTCGACGCGGTGCAAGTCTCCGACAGCCAAGCGGGCATCGCCAAAGAAGGCCGAGCCAAGCTCGTACACGAAGGCTCCGCTGTCTTGCGACAAGCTGCCTGCGGTACGTTGCTGACCCGACCCACGATACTGCGCGAATGGCGTTGCCATGATTAGACCTGGCGAGCGACTTCCACGTTGTCAACGTACGACAGCGACCCAATGCTCGTGCTCTTGAAGCCGAAGCCGCCGCGACCGGCAGTGAACGGAAGGCTGCCTGAGTTGATGCCGAGTGCATCGTCTACGAAGCCAGCGATGGTCGGGGCTTGCGGGCCTTCCATGCCTGGGATGTTCACCCATACCGGAGCGCTGACAGGGTTTGCCAGCAAGTCGTTCTGAAACACTTGGACGATCACGTCGCCCGTGCCTTGTACGATTGCATCGAGCCGGAGGTGAAGCCACGGCTGGTCTGCGAACGCTTGCGTGGACCGCATCAGAATGTTCGGTGCCGTCGCTGGCACAGCCCCGCCGTCAGGGATGCCACTGTCGAGGTCGCCTTTGCGAAGGACGATGCGATACGGGTCTGCGTCAGAGAGTCCGAGCATGTACGCTCCGTCCGCTTTGCCTGTGCCTTGCAAGCACATGAAGATGAAGGGCGAGTAACCACGACCAACATCGCGGCGCAGTGCGGCGCGCACCGATCCGCCACTGAGCATCGGGTTGAAGTTCACTTGCCCCGCATGCAATGCAACGATGTTGCTCGCCGCTTCAAGACTGCGGAAGGCGTACACATGCAACCCGCCTCCAGACGGCTTGGTCGTCCCTGCGGTGACACCGTGGTCAACCTTGTTGGTCGCTGCGTTGTCGAGTAGTCCCTGCCAGTCTGCTTGAGCCATATCGTGCCTCTCTCTACGGTGTGATCGTTGTGCGCGTCCAATACTTGCGAGCGTTGGTCTGCATGAAAAGCTCCCCGGTTCCAGGCGTTGTGAAGTCGATCACGAGGCCTGCCGGAAGCGGCGCGACCCGAATCTGCGTTGGCGACTGCAGGAGTGCGATGTAGGGCACTGGAGACAAGTCGAGCGGGTCTGGCGTCGAACCAACGTCCTGTAGAAACTCAACGAACTCGCCAGCCGCGCCGAACGCCGGAGCAGCTTCAAGCGTCATGAAGCCGGTGCCGATGTCTACGTTCGTTACGCGCAGCAACGGGAACAGCACTTCAAAGGCTTCCACGTTTGCAAACAGGATGAAGTCAGTGCCAGGCGACGCCGGTGCGTTGCCAGCACCGAAGGCAGCCACTTCCGTATCCAGCGTCAAGCTCAAGCCGTCAAAGGTCAACAACCCGGCAGGCGGGCTGACCCATCCCTCAAACGTGTCAACCGCAGCCGTGCCCACGAACAGAGCCGGTGTGAGCGTAGTGATATCGAACGCGAGGATGGAGCTTGGCCCAATCGGCCAGTCCACTTCGAACGCTTCCGCAGTGTCGTTGACACTCGTGGCGTCGAAGTCTGCGGCAACCTGCGACCCAGGCGGGATCACACGCTGAGAGAATGGCTGTGTCGCCGGTCCTACCCACAGCAAGGCCACACGGTTCGCATCCGTCGTCCTCCACTGGTACTCAAACGACTCCGACGTGCGCGGTGCAAACGGCACATCGTAGAGCGCCTGCGTCAAGTCGAGCGTGAAGCCTGCAAACGGCGCGACGAGAAGCTGGTCCAGCGGCGGTGTCCAACCGCGCTCAAACGACTCCTGCGACAGCGTGTCAAAGTCGGATGGGTTGAGATCGAAGTCAGCGAACTCTTCTTCTGAGCTGATGAACGCAGATGCCCAATCCAAAGCCAATCCGATGTTCGGCCCCGCTTCCTCAAAGCTATCGTTGACGATGTTGCTCATATCGGGAGGCCAGTGTCGTCGTTGATGACCGTGATCGTACCAAGCGCCGGGAACTGTTGTGGCTCCAACGCTACGTCGTGCGAGAAGGCATTGAGCAGGAGCGCGTCTGGCGCATCACTCATCCTCCGCACGCCGCGTGTGTCTCGCACCGCGTCGTAGACGTCTGAGTAGCTGAACAGGCCATCCAGCGCGAAGCCGAAGTTCATCGCAGGGTTCTTTCCCCCAGCGTTCGGGCCGCTTGCAAAGCGCAACGCGAACAGCGTTCGGATGTTCTCACGCACAGACGACGCAGCGACCGACGCCAGCACGTTCGGCTGGAGCACGATCTTGGTGCTGACGTTGATAGTCACGAGGCTCGGGTCCATCACCGTAGTCAAGAACGTGAGTGTCTGCGGGAACGTGACTGTCACTTGAACCAGCACTGCGTCTTTGAGCGCTTGCGTTGGCAGGCCACCACCCTCGGGCACGATGATCAAGTGGCCTTGATTCTCGGGGATGCCTGCGCGTTCGTTGCGTGTCAGCATCGTTGCGCGCACGACGCCAGGGACCGACTCGGCCATGATCTCAAAGTCTTCACGCGCCACCGTGCGCGTGAGCACTCG